ACGGCGAGCAGGAAATCATCAACCTGCTTGAGGCGAAGATTATGCAGGCTGAGGAGTCCATGCGTGAAGGCTTCAACCAGATGTTCTTCGCAGATGGTACGGGCAACAGCGGCAAGGACTGGAACGGTCTTGGCAACATCGTTGAGGCTTCGGGAACCGTTGGTGGAATCAACCGTGCAACCGCTGGTAACGAGTACTGGCGTTCGTACGAGGAGAACACCGCAGGTGCTTTGACCCTCGCCCAGATGTCCACGGCGTACAACAGCGTGTCGGTTGGTAACGACCACCCAGACATGGTGCTGACGACCCAGACCCTGTTTGAGAAGTATGAGGCTCTTTTGCAGCCGCAACTTCGTTACACGGACACCCGTACGGCAGATGCTGGCTTCCAGAACCTGCTGTTCAAGGCTGCTCCTGTTGTTTACGATGAACACTGCACCGCAGGTGTTGTGTACTTCCTCAACAGCAAGTACCTGACCCTCGTTGGTCACACGGGTAAGTGGTTCGCTCAGACGGAGTTCGTCCGCCCAGAGAACCTTGATGCCCGTTACGCACTCATCATGTGCTACGGAAACCTGACCTGCCGTAATGCGGCTAAGCAGGGTAAGTTGACCGCTAAGACCGCCTAAGGTTTAGAGGAACAACTAGGTTAATGGTGGGGGGAGAAATCCCCCCACCATTTCTTATTTAGGAGCATTTATGCCACAAAAGTATCGCATTTTGGCGAGCCACGCAGATGCCAAGCCGAAGGCTGGGACAGTTACATCTAATTATCCCAAGAAGGCTGCATCCACCAAGTCTAAGTCTAAGAAGGTTAGGAGTTACTAATGCGTAAGCCTGCTATTCAAGCCCGTCAAGGTCACGCTCGTGGCTTGGACGATATCGGTAAGGGAATCCTTAAGGGAGCCAAGAAGGCTGCCAAGAAGGCTAGTAAGGCTGCGAATGATATTCCAGACCCAGCCTTCAAGGGTAAGGTTTATAATAAGAAGGGTGGCATTACTAAGTCCTATAAGGATTCGGTTTTGCGCCGTAGCGCAGGTGAATACTAATTATGGCGGCTAAGAAGCCAAAGAAGTCGGCTATTACTGGTTTGAGTCGTCCAGAGGGTTTTATTGACGATTGGGCTAGAGAAGGCATTAAGGCTGTTACTAAGGCTGGTCGTCAAGTTACTAAGGCTACTCGTAGTGGGCGCAATCAACGCCGTCATATAACCCGTAATGTTTTGGAGATGCGTGCTGCTGCTCGTGATGTTGTTCCTCGTGCTGAGCGTCATGCACGCATGGCTGCCGAACAACTTCATCTTAATAAACAGTATGACAAGGTTAAAGGCAAGGGTGCAAATAAGGTTAAGGGTGCATACGAACTTAGGGCTACTGTAAATGACCTCAGACTTGGTGATGAACCGTTGAACGAGTTGTCACGAAATGTTGCAGACCGTATTGGTATTAAGCAAAAGGGTTTTAATAAGGCTTATGCCGCTGAGCGTGCAAAAGCCGCACAAAAGTATTCAACTGCCCGTAAAACGGCTAACAGGAAAAAGGGAGCAAAGTAATGGCACAGGGACGCAAGCCGAAGGCTAATCCGTGGGACGATTTTTTCCGTAAGGGAAAAGCCGCTCTTAAGCGTGGTAATGAAGCATTGGCTAACGAGTATTTCGGTAAGGCAAAGAAGGCTGCCGATGATGCTGCCCAAATGAACAAGAATAAGAGTGCTTTGGTTCAGCAGTGGGACCGCAAGTTGGGTGCCGATTTCTATATTCAGCGTGATAGGGCTGCCGCCAAGAGTCGTGGTGAAATTGCTGCTGCTGAGTCCCGTAATCGTGGGTTTCAGCGTAAGGTGCGTGCGGTTGGCGCACGCCAGCAGGCTAACCCGTCTAAGGCTTTGGAGCAGGCTGGTCGTCAGAAGCAGCGTGCAGTTGAATATGTTAAGTCTGGTGGCAAGAATGCACCGCAACGGGTTGCGAAGCGTGCTAAGGCTAAGAAGGCTGCATCACAGCGAGTCCGTGAGGATATTTCGCCTGCTCAGCGTCAGGCTGCTAGCCGTGCCAGAATGAAGAACAAGATTAACCGTGCGAGAGGTCCTCGCTAAATATGGCTAAGACGCCAAAGAAGGATTCTGGTTTGTCGCTTGACGAACTGAATAAGTTTTTGGTTAAAACCTTGTTGGGTTCTGAGTCCGAGGCGTTGTTGAAGCAGGCTGGTTCTGTTGAAGCCCCACGAGGGCGACAGGGAAATATGGTTAATCAGTTTGGTTCTTTGGGTATGACTCCTGAGACACAGAAAATGGTTGCTAAGATGGGTTTGGGCGGCAAGGCTGCCGCCTATAGTAATGTTGCCGACTTGTTTGGTGTTAAGGATGCCTACAAGTTTTTGGAGTCTGGTAACCCGTCAAATGCTGCTTGGGCTGCCCTCAGTGTTGCGCCTTTCGGCGCACCAAAGGGTGCTGGCAAAAAGGTCGCCAAACAGGTTAACGCTTTGGCTTCTTATTTGCTGGGTTTGTTCGGTAATTAAAGGGGTTTGGGGGAACCATTCCCCTATTTATGATGAATACTCCTCCTGTCCACGCCCAAGCCTATTATGGAACTCCTGTTGGTGGTCAACGGCTGAATGCCGTTGCCAACGCCCGTATTGCTGCCCCTAGTGGACCGTATCTTGGTCGTGGTGACAAGTGTGAGGGTAACGATGATACCTGTGGCGCAAACAAGGTGCGTGGACAGCGGTTCTGCGCTGGACACATGAAGCGTGCCAAGGCTGATATTCCGAAGGATGCTGCTTAATGGCTTATAATCAGATGACTGCTGCTGCCTTGAGGCAGACGGTTCGTGATATCACGGATTTGGATGCTGAGGACCTTCCCGATTCGTTGTTGAACCTGTATTTGCGTGACGGTTATTACCGTATTCTTGACCTTGAGAAGCGTTGGTCTTGGTTGGAGAAGTCGTTTACTTTTAATACGGTTGCTGAGCAGCGTGCTTATACGATTTCTGCGTTTACGGCTGACCCGATTGCTCAGGTTGTTTCTATTGTGGACCCGACTGGTGTGGGTACTCGTTTGCAGATGGTTGGGCATGATGAGGCTGAGCAAACCTATATGGGGTCATACGATATTTCTGGTGACCCACTGTTCTACAGCATTTGGGAGGGTAAGGTTCATCTGTTTCCAAAGCCGAACAATGTTCGGACTTTGACGGTTCGTGCGTATCGTGAACCGATTGACTGGATTACTACTGAGGGTTATGTTGATGCTGCACCGAATCTGCATTTTCCGTTGGCGTATTATGCGTGTAGCCGTGTGTATCAGCGTCTTGAGGATACTGTGATGGCTGATACCTATAAGCGGTCGTTTGATGAGGGTGTTTCTATGGCTCGGGATGCTATTCAGAAGCCGAACAGTCATGCGCATTTGGTGTTGTCTGCTGGTCATACGGCTGGTCGCCCGACCTTTAATGGGTGGATGCAGAGCCTCGGTAGAACGCTAGGGCAGTAGCCGTGGCTGGGTTGAATATTGTTGAGGTCAGTGATTTTACTGGCGGCTTGAATTATCGTGCCGACCAGTTTCAGTTGTCCAACTTTGAATCTCCCGACATGTTGAATGTTGAGATTGACCCTCGTGGTGGTGTGTTTAGTCGTGGTGGTCAGCATCGCTTGAATACTACTGAGGTTGCTGGCACTTGGAGTCCTGAAAAGTTGTATCCGTTTTATGGGGATACAAGTACCGTGATGTTGACGAACGCCAATAAGATTTGGCGTTCTACTGGCGGTAACTTTACCACGCTTCAATCATCCGCTGGCGTGGACATAACCTCTGTTAGTGCGCATGGTGCGTGTTTTGCTCAATGGGGTAAAACACTGTATATGGTTTGTGGTTCTGCTGGTAATGGTGGTTATGCTTGGCAAACCACCGATACTTATGCCACCGCTTTGACGGCTAGTGGCAATGCCCCTCATGCTTGGCAGACCACACCAGATGCAACGCAAAGAAAAATGCCCACTGCCGAACATATTATCGTTCATGCTAACAAAATGTTTATTGGCTATGTTACCGAAGCATCCTTCGGCAACGCATCAGCAACTTATCCGAATCGTATTCGCTGGTCGCTGGAGAACTCTCCAGAGAACTGGGATGAGGATGATTATATTGATATTCAGGGTGGCGGTACTGGTATCACTGGTTTTGCTGTTGTGAATGGTCAGTTGGTTGTATTTAAGCCGAATGCTGTTTATCTGGTTCTTGGCTATGATACAGCAACCTTTCAGGTTGTGGAATTAACAAACCGTATTGGGTGCCTTAGCCATCATGCTGTTGCGCAGGCTGAAAATGGTGTGTACTGGTTCAGCCATAATCAAGGCTTGTTTTATTATAATGGCTCGTCCATTCAAGATATGTTCACCAATTTGCGTACCGCTATTGACTTGAATCATATTAATCCTGTTGCGCCAGATTCTGTTAGCGTGTCGTGGATTGGTCGCCGTGTATGGATTTCTGCCCCATATTCAACTGAAACAACTGTAAGCAATCCAACAGTCAACTTTGTTTTGGACCCATCTATCCGTGGTGGCGTGTACACACAGTTCAGGTCTGCTGATGGTTATGGTTTGATTAGTGGTTGTGACTGGACCGATGGTTCTAATACCGATTACCGTTTGATGATTCATCCTATTCAAAAATATGTTTTGAAGGTTGACTTGTACTCCGAGGAGTCGGACAATATTTCTGGAACGGCTGTGCCATTTTCCAGTTACTACAAGACTCGTTGGTTTGATGGTGGGTCATATATGCAGAAGAAGATGTTCCGCCGACCAGACTTTGTTATTAAGGAATCAGATTTGTCCCAGAGTATTACGGTCAAAGTTTACCATGATTACTCGGAGGGTACTGGTAACGAAAAGAAGATTTTCAGTATTTCCCAGACTCCTCCTAGTACTGGTTTGATTTGGGGTTCTGGTTTGTGGGGTGAAAACTGGTCTGTTGGTGCCATCAGTTCTACTGTTAAGACTGGTCGCAATCTTGGGTTGGCTAGGTCTGTTCAGTTGGAGTTTATTGGTCCCTCTAGCCAGAAGTGGGGTATCAATAGTATCGGTTACAAGTATCAGTCAAGAAGGGTTAAAGGATAATTATGGCTACTCTTAGCATTCCTAATACATTTGTCAACAGCACGCCTGCTGTTGCCACTGAAGTTAACGCAAACTTTAATGCCGTAAAGGTGTTTGCTGAGGCATTGGCAGCAGGGACAAACTTGGATGATGGGTCTATTACCTACAGCAAGTTGGCTGCGGCTGCTGTGGCAGCCCTGTCAACCAGTGGCGATAATGCCGAGGTGGTTATCGGGTCGCAGGTATTCGGATAATGAGGGACCAGTGGCAGATTCCCCAACTGTCCGTGCTGACAGGGAGCGATAAGGATGCTTTGCAGTCCATTTTCAGGTCGCTTCAGGCTGAGGTGGAACGGCTGAATAGCCGTATCACCGATTTGGAGCGTGCCGCTATGTCCCCTAAGGGTTTTCGGGAACAAAAGGGGTATTAGTGTATGAGTATGACTGAAGCGTATGGCGGTAATTATGGGCTGAATGAGGCTTCGGCTATTCGGAAGCGTCAGCGGCAGTCTATTGCTTCTCAGCAGGCTGCGTTTTTGGGTCAGCAGCGTGGGTCTAGGCGGTTGGCTGATATTCGCCGTAAGTATACTGAGGGTTTTCAGCCGAAGATGGCTGAGTATGGTCGGCGTGGTTTGGCTGGTCCAGCCGTAACTAGCGGTATTCAGCGTAAGGGTTTGGAGCGGTATGCGGCTGGTTTGCAGGAGCAGTTGGGTGCTGAGACTTTGAATATTCAGGATGAGTTGAATCAGATTGCGGCTCAGGAGGCTGAGGCGCAAGCCAGTCTTGAGGATTATATTAATCAGTTGCGTTTACAGAAGCAGCAGGACATTGTTAATGCGGCTACTGCTTTGCGCCAGTACGGGTCCTACTAGGAGTTATTATGATTGTTTATAAGAATGGTCGTTTGGTTCAGGATACTACTGCTGAGCAGGAGATGCGTGCTAGTGCTATTCGTACTGCCGCCAAGGATGAGGGTGCTGCCCGTTTGGCTGGTCTTAAGGCTGCACAAAAGACTCAGGCTTCTGCACTGAAGCGTATTGAGGCTGGTAAGTCACCTTCTAAAATTGACCCGAATACTGGTTTGATTACTACTGCTGCTGGTGCAACTGGCACAACTGGTAAGACTGGTAGGACTGGTTCTGGTTCAACTAAGGCTGCTGATACCAGTGCGGCTGATAAGGCGTTGGCTGATGCGCAGGAACGCCGCCGCCGTTACTTCGCTGGTTTGGATGCAGCGGCAGCGTTGGAAACTCAAGGTAAGTCTGCCGCAGAAAAGGCACTAGAGGCGTTGGCTGGTATTTATGACCCTCAGATTGCTGATGTTGAATCTCAGCGTGAGAAGCAGTTGCAGTTGCTTGCTGATGCTATCACTCAGGGTAAGACTGATATTACTGATGCTGAGGCTAAGTTTCTTGAGGGTATTGTTGCTCCGACAGCGTATGAGAATATTCCGTTTGTTGGTTTGTCACAGGAGCAGAATCCGTTGCTGGCTGCACTTCAGGCTCAGGGTGCTGGCACTGCTGAGGTTGAGTCTCAGCGTGCGTTGGATGCGGCTCTGGCTAGCAGTTTGAAGTCTTTGTCGGAGCGTGCTGCTGCGCAGACCGCTCAGGCTGACAAGAACTATTTTACGGCTTTGAAGAATGCTGGTTTGGGTGTGTCTCAGGCTGGTCGCACTTATCTGGGTCAGCGTCAACCAGAAATTCAGGCTAGCCTTGAGTCACAGTTCTCTGATTTGGCTAATGAGTTGCGTACCGCTAGGGCTAAATCCGAGGCTGATGTGCAGTCTCAGTTGCAGGATGTTTTGACTGAGGCTATTAAGAGTCGTGGTGAAACGACCGCTGATTATGGTCCGTTGAACACTGTGATTAATTCTGGTACGGCTGGTCCTGATGCATCTTATGTTCCGACATTTGGGCGTGATACGATTGAACCGTTTATGCCGCCTAACAAGAAGAAGATTGATGCGTTGCGTGCTATTGCAGGTTTGGCTAGCACGATTGAAGGTCGTTAATGGTTGTTAAGCGTACACCGTGGTCGTCAACGACCACTTTCAAGAGTGTGAAGCAACCTACTGTTATCAAGCCAGCAGGGACAACTTCCGCTACTGCACCTTCTTCGTCCACGCCAAATCCGAACGACCCGTTTGAGAAGTTCCGTGGCAACAAGGCTAGTTTGGATAAGGCGGTTCAGAACACTATTGACCGCATTATGACGGACAAGAGTTTGCTTGCTCAACCGAAGGCTGAGAAAGAGCAAATGGTTCAACAGGTGTTGGATATCGCCTATAGGGGTACTACTAAGCCTGATAAGCCGTCTGGTTTGTTTGGTGTTGCCAAAGGTATTGCTGGGCGTGTTTTGGGTGGTCCTGCTCTTGGCGCACTTGAAGTATATAGCAAGGTTGTTGGTCCTGTTCAGCGCACTATTCAGTCTGCTGCTGTTGAACTTTCTGACTCTGTTGTTACCGCAGCGAACATGGTTAATCCGATTGAAAGCACCCGTTTCAAGGGTGACTTTACTCCACGCTGGAGTGATTTCACCCGTCAACTCTCTGATGAAGATTGGGGAATTTATAAGGACAGCGGTTCGGAGTATGCATTCAAGTCTGGCAAACTGAACACTGTTGCACAGTTGGCGTCTGATATTGCGTCCGACCCAACAAGTTATGTTGGTGTCGGTGCTACTGCAAATATCGGCAAGGCTGGACGCATGGCGTTGGCTACCCGTATTACCGATAATGCTGTTGTTGCAAAATATCCCGAGTTGGCTAATTTGGGTTTGGATGGTTTGAACAAACTGTCCAACGATATTGTTCGTTATGGTGCTTCTGCCATCCCGAAGGTTGTGCGTCAGGGTGAAGGCATTCAGATGGGTTTGCGTTACGCTGGTGCTATTGTTCCAAAGACGGAGTTTATGGAGCAGGCGTTTGCGAAGTCTGCTGGGCGGCTTCGTGCTGGTATTGGCGATGTGGTTTATAATCCTGATGTCACCAGCAAGATTGGTAATGTTGGTCGTCTGATTACGCCTAGGTCGCAGCGTAGGCTGCTTGCGACTGGTGCTGGGCGCAAGGGTGCGCTGGTTGGTAATGTTCGTGATGAGTTGGCTTTATGGACTGCAACAAAGTATATGAAGGGTTCTACTGCTGTCGCCTATCAGGCTGCTGTGCAGAATGTTGTTGATTTTGCTCAGCGTCAAAACGAGTTGGCTGGGCGAGGACTCAGGGGAAGAATGTCGTCTGTTTATGATTCAGAGGCTGACAACCTGTACCGCTACATTGAAATGAATCCAACAGAGTTGGCTAGTCAGCCAATTACTCCAGAGTTGAAGCAACTTGCTTTGGATATTAAGAATTGGCAGGATTCGTTGCGTGTAACCACGAACAAGACTATCCGCCAGTTTGGTGACGATTTCTCCACGAATGTTCGTCAGATTGGTTTTATTGACGATTATATTCATCACCAGATGAGTCGTGAGGCTAAGGAGTGGTTGAACTCTGAGGCTGGTCGTAGGTTCTTGAATACACAGAATGGTATTCGTTCGGTTGATGTGATGTCCAAGGACATCACGAATCCGCAGTCACCGTTGATGTTCCGTAAGTTGCGTGGACAGTTTGTGGACGATACTGGAAAGGTTGTGACCGAGCAGTTCTTTGGTCAGGATGTTGTTTCTGGAACGATTGATGAGATTAACGACATTTTCCGCAGGGCTACTGGTCGTGATTTCAACTGGTTTGAAACCGACTTTGCGAAGATTGCTGACAGTTATGCCTACAGTATGGCTAAGGCTCAGGGTCGTGCGGCGTATGCCAGAAGGTTGATGGATTTCGGTCACGATGATTTGATTAAGCCGCTCATCCAGAAGGCTATTCCTGATGAGGAGTTGGTTGCGCAGTTGACTGAGGTTCATGGTCGCACTATGGTTGTTCGTGAAAAGTTGCGTGCAAGAATTGCAAGCAACTTGGTTTCTGCAAAGAGTTATGCTGAGACTGCCAAGAACTTCGCAGT